ATTGCTAAGAGAAAACGGCAATGACATAGGAGACACTGGTCAATCCTATGCAGTAAAATATGCCAGCCCTTTCTATGGATCAACAGCATACGAAAACATGGGACTGAATGTAGGAGACTTTAACGATACGCAAAAAGCCTATGGCATGTGGTTTCCTACAGTAGAAATAGGAACCACGGTATTAGTTGCCTTTATTAATGGTGATGCATCTGAAGGATATTTTATAGGCTGTATCCCTGGACGATTTATCAATCAAATGATTCCGGCAATAAGCGGATCAAAATCATTTGAAGCCTCCCCCGAACAAAAAAAGAAATACGATACAACAAATGCCTTACCAGTTGCAGAAATTAATAGAAAAGCCAACACTCTTGAAAAAGGCACTAACACTGAAAAAATTAAAAAAGCCATACACCCTATTGCTGATAGATTTTTAGAGCAAGGCTTGTTAGAGGATGGCATAAGAGGAGTGACAGATAGTAGCGCCAGACGAATGGTTCCTAATTCGGTATTTGGAATTTCAACACCAGGGCCGTTTGATAGAGGTCCTAACTCTAAAAAACAATATATTGGTAGTTCTCAGAGTAAAAGTCCTGTGCAATTGCCAGCAAGTAGATTGGGAGGAACGACTCTGGTTATGGATGACGGCGATGATAGATATGTTAGAAAAACGCCGGCCAACGCCGGACCAGCTGAATATGCCGAAGTTGAAAAGAAAGAAAAAGGAGATGTTAACATCCCTTATAACGAATATTTTCGAGTTAGAACAAGAACCGGCCACCAAATTCTTTTACACAACAGCGAAGATTTAATTTATATTGGAAATGCTAAAGGCACAACATGGATTGAATTAACCAGTAATGGAAAAATTGATATTTTTGCTCAAGACAGCATCTCTATACATACAGAAAACGATTTAAATTTTAGAGCCGACCGAGATATAAATTTTGAAGCCGGAAGGAATGTTAACATCAGAAGTATTGCAAGGACACAAATGGAATCCGGCACACTTATGAATTTAGTTGTCGGAACAAATGGCAATATTACAACAGCAGGGACCATGAGTGTAGTTTCTACAGGTGCAACATTTTTATCATCATCGGCAACAAATATAAACAGTACAGGAGCGTTGACTGCTACAGGCTCTGCAATTAACTTAAATGGCCCAACCGCAGCAAGAGGAGTGGCAGCTAAAATTTTACCAAGACATGATAATCCTGTTAGCAGTTCTAAAGAAAAATGGGAAGAGAAAACTAGATATCAAAGCAAAACCCCACTAAAGAGCATAATGAAACGGATACCAATGCACGAGCCTTGGAAATTACATGAGAACCTAGATCCAATACTAGTAGATCCAGCTAAAACTGATAGAGAAAAATAATATGGCAAAAATATACAATAAAAAAACTGTGGCTTCGCTGACAGCTAACACTGGTAGTACTAGTTCTACTGCATTTACCTACAACGGTTTTAGTTCTCAAGAAACTAAATCTAGTTTCAAGCTGTATGATATAGATCTAGTTAAACAAGATATTATTAATCATTTTTATATTCGTAAAGGTGAGAAACTAATGAATCCAGATTTTGGAACAGTTATTTGGGATTTATTGTTTGAACAGTTTACCGAAGAAGTAAAAAAATTAATTACAGAAGACGTTGAACAAATTATCAACTATGATCCTAGAATAGCAATTAACGGAGTTGTTATAGATAGTACAGATATGGGCATAAGAATAGAAGCAAATGTGACGTATATCCCATTTAATATTAATGAAAGAATGACTTTTAACTTTGATAGAGAAAATAAAATTATAAACTGACCACTTTATTTTTTAGTTAAATACACAATAGGATAGTAAATTATGACAACAACGTCTAGACAAAATAACTTAATTTTAAACGAAGACTGGACTAGAATTTATCAGACTTTTCAAAGTGCTGATTTCAAAAGCTACGACTTTGAAAATCTTCGACGAGTTATTATTGCTTATTTCAGAGAAAACTATCCTGAAGATTTTAACGATTATATTGAGTCTAGTGAGTACCTAGCACTTATCGACGCCATTGCATTCCTTGGCCAGAGTCTAAGTTTCCGTATTGATCTAGCCAGTCGTGAAAATTTTATTGAATTAGCTGAACGTAAAGAAAGTGTATTACGTTTATCTAAAATGTTAAGCTATAATGCCAAAAGAAATTTACCATCGAAGGGCCTACTTAAATTTGATACGGTTACTACCACAGAAAATGTATTAGATAATAACGGTAAAAATCTAGCTCAACAGACAATTGTATGGAATGATCCAACAAATCAAAACTGGGCAGAACAATTTATCACAGTGCTTAATGCAGCAATGACTGATAATACAGAATTTGGTCGCAGTCAAGGATCAGCCACAATCGACGGTATTCCAACAGACCAATACAGATTTAGAACTTCGTCTAACGATGTGCCAATCTTTACCTACAGTAAAGTTGTTGCCGGCCGCCAAATGACTTTTGAATTAGTAAGTACCAGTTTCAAAGGTAAAGAAGAGTTGTATGAAGAACCTCCGGTTCCCGGAAATCAAATTGGTTTTATATATAGAAACGACGGCAAAGGCGGCACAAGTTCTAACACCGGATTTTTCTTAATGTTTAAACAGGGCAGTCTTGAGCTTGCTGATTTTTCAATAGATGTGCCAACCACTAATGAACTAATTGCAGTTGATACTAATAATATTAACAATGACGATGTTTGGTTGTTTGCACTAAATTCAGCAGGAGTACAGTTAAACGAATGGACAAAAGTGTCTGCACTGATTGGAAATAATATTTCCTATAATAGTATTAATTCCAATATACGAAATATCTATTCTGTAATTACAAAAGAAAACGATAGAGTTGATCTAGCATTTGCTGACGGAGTATACGGAAATTTACCCCAAGGCGCATTTAGAGTTTATTACAGAACTAGCAATGGTCTTAGCTATCAAGTAGCTCCAAATGAGATGCGAGCCATCAGTATTGCTATCCCCTATGTTAACAAGTCAGGTGTGCGGCACACATTAACAGTGACCTTGAGTTTAAAGTATACAATTAGTTCTGCCACACCCAGCGAGCCTGTAGCATCTATTAGAAGAAATGCTCCAGCACAATACTACACACAAAATAGAATGATTACCGGAGAAGACTATAATCTTGCTCCGTTATCAACTTCACAAAATATTTTAAAGGTCAAAGCTATTAATCGAGTATCAAGCGGAATTAGCAGAAACTTTGACCTAATAGATGCCAGCGGAAAATACTCAAGTATTAATGTATTTGCATCAGATGGTTTAATTTATAAAAACGACATTGAAAGATCGTTGTCATTTAAATTTACCAACAAAATTGATATTATTAATTTTATAAGAAATAGCATTGAGCCTATTTTTACATCCACTGATGTTTATAATTTTTACCTGACTAAATTCGATAAAATTTTATTTACAGACATTAATTATAGATGGAATCAACTCACAACAGATGTTAATAATTCTACAGGATATTTTTATAATGCTGTTGACTCTACAATTTTAAAAGTTGGCTCTTATACAACTAGCACACTAAAGTACATAACTCCTGGAACCTTAATAAAATTTACAGCACCTGCAGGACAGTCGTTTAAGAAAGGAAAATTAGTATCGACAAATGTAAACGATCCTGAACAAACTGATCGTCTTTGGACTAAAGTTATAAAAATAACAGGCGACGGAACCAATGCCGGCAGGGGCGTACTTGCATCGGGATTAGGGCCAATACAGTTTAGTGACATAATCCCCACAGCAGCCATTGCATCTCGTATAGTGCCCAAGTTTATTAATAACCTATCTGTTGGGTTAGAAACAGAAATGATTAATTTGATGTTGGCTAATCTTAATTTTGGTCTACGCTATTCTATTTCTGATCTAGATTGGAAAATAGTTTCAACAGCTAACCTAAATTTACTCAGCAATTTTAGTCTTGGTAAAGCAGGCGATGTTGCGAATACCAGTCTTGATTCTTCGTGGATAGTTGCGTTTGTTAAACAAGCAGACGAATATTTTATTAGAATACGAGGACTTGATTATGTATTTGGAAGCCTAGAAGAAACTCGATTCTATTTTGATTCTGCTCAAAAAGCCTATAATGGAAAAACTGGCGATGTTATAAAAGATCAAGTAAAGGTGTTAGGCATTAATACAGACAGTAATTTATTATATCCGTTAAAACAAGATATCAGTTTTGAAGTCAGCGATACTATTAAATTTGATGACGGATATCAAAGTACCAACGAAATGAAAATTGCATTTTTTGACTCGGATAGCGACGGAGTAATCGATAATCCCGAAGCATTTGAACAAGTTGCCGGATTAGATTTAGATCTTAACTTCTTATTTTTTAAAGAGTCAGTTGACATAGCAGGAAATAAAATTAAACAATTTGTTGATAATTCAAATAACAGCATTGTGGTAATTCAAAAAGAAAGTCTTGTCAATGTAAATGATTACGCAGACGGCGCACTAATATATTTTTATGACAGTGATGAAAACGTTGTAAAACGAGTTGACAAATCAACAAATACACTGGTGTTGGAAAGTACCTATAGTGCAAACCTTGGCCGTGCTGGATTAAAATTTCAATATATTCACAACGCTAATGTTGACCGACGAATAGATCCTAGTTCAAGTAATATAGTAGATGTTTATCTGTTAACAAGAAGTTATGACACTTCATTTAGAAATTATCTTGCAGGAGCTGCAACAAAGCCTGAAGAGCCAAATAGCGATAGTTTAAGAATTTCGTTCGGGTCGAATTTAGATTTAATAAAATCTATATCAGACGAAATAATATATCATCCTGTTTCTTATAAAGTTTTATTTGGTCCTACAGCTGATGTAAAATTACAGGCAAAATTTAAAATTGTTAAAAACCCTAACAAATTAATCAACGACAACGATCTAAAAGTTAGAATAATAAATGCAATAAATGCATTTTTTGATATCAACAACTGGGATTTTGGTGATAGATTCTATGTGAGTGAAATGATAACATACGTAGTAAACACAGTCTCGCCTGATATTAGCAATATGGTAATTCTTCCAAGACAAATAACACAGTCGTTTGGCAGCTTGTTTGAAATACAAAGTAGAGTTGATGAAATTTTTGTTAGCGGTGCTATAGTTGATGATATTGAAATAGTTTCATCTATTTCTGCATCCGAACTTAGAATATCCGTTGATTCAGTTATATCGAGTACAAATTAAAAATGGCAGATAAAAATTTCCCCCAGAGTCAAATACCTATTAGAAAAACTTCTGAACTTTTACCTCAGATTTTTCAAACGGAAGCAAATCAAAAATTTCTAGCAGCCACCCTAGATCCACTAGTACAGCCCGGTGTTCTTGAAAAGAAAGTCGGATACATTGGAAAAAGATATGGAAAAACCTACAAGTCTCAAGACGTGTATCTTGACTCTGACGAAACTCTACGAAGCAGATATCAATTAGAACCTGGAGTTGTAGTTAACCAAAATAACAAAATAACAAATTTTTACGATTACCTAGATTTTAAAAATCAACTAAAGTTTTTTGGTAATTTGGGCGATCGTGATGATCTAACAGTATTACAAGATCATTATACATGGAATCCTCCAATTGATTGGGACAAGCTAGTCAACTATAGAGAATATTATTGGGTTCCTGAAGGACCACCCGCAATTAAAATTCTTGGTCAAGCTCAAAATATTACGAGTACTTATAGAGTTACAGTGGGAGTAGGTAGTGTTTTTATCTTTACCCCTGACGGCTTAACTAATAACCCAGCCTTGACATTGTATAGAGGCCAAACTTACAAGTTTCAAATTTCTACCGCCGGTAATCCGTTTGTGATTAGAACAACTATTGATACCGGTTCGTTGACTTATAATCCAGCATTTCCCTATGCTAAAGGCCAGCTAACAGTTTTCAATGGAAAAATATGGAAAGCTAAAAATATTATTAATCCTGCCGACGGCAGTTCAATAGATGAAAATTCTGATGATTGGGAATTTGTTGATTCATCTAACGATACAACAGCCTTTGATTATCTAACAGGAATAACAAACAATGGAACAGAAAACGGAACTATCACCTTTACAGTTCCTTTAGATGCCCCTGACGTTCTATTCTATCAAAGCTATACTGA